AGTCTAAAACTAGTATTAAGACTATCACTAATTTAAGTGATACCAACTGTCTGGAGGTTCATGGGGCCAGTCTAAGAAACCACATCACCCACACTTCCACCTCTCAAGATGAACGAAAGGAAAAGCGCGCACGCCATTACTCCATACACAGAGAAGAACTATCCCCACAACGAAGAATACAGACCAGAGGAAAACCACAAGACAACCACCTCTACAACATCTGCAAAACCACTTACCGGCAGAGAGAAGAAAGTCGCCTTTTCTCCCATACGAATGGTCACCGTATAGAGCGCTAATAAGAGAGATACGAGTCCCCCATAAGAGAGGTTATTCGAGTCAGGAAAGAGCACAGATATAAGAGAGAGGGGATGGAGGGGGATCGCTCCCTTTCCCGTATTTATTCAAGTCCTGATTTTATCCCCCGTAACATCCCTGCGGTCGAACGAGTGAAAGGGCCACCGCGAAAATCTATCGGGAGCGTCCCCGCAGGGAAAAGGCTGGCTGCCTGAGTAGAAACGGCTGGAGATTTTTCGGGAAACGGCTGGGTTCCCGTCATGGAAAGGGTGTGTGCCGGTATAGAGACAAAATGCCGCGGGTACGGCTGATTCTCTGGCGGTACACCCTTTGGTGCGCGGGTGGCTTTCTTCCCGCTGCGCGCAGCTGCTGATACGTATTCTGCCAGAGCGTTTGAGGGTCACAAGCTGTTTCAGTAGGTTTTCGGGAAGAGGAAAATACTGCCCACCAGCCCTGCGGTGTGCGTTGAGAAGAATAATGTAAAAAGTGCTCCCGATACACTCCCGGATACTCACTGCTTTTCCAGTTATTCCCGATACAAAATGCTTTTTCGCCTATGTCTTATTGCGATAATAACACCAACAAGAAAACAACGTGTTTAGACAAAGGAGAAAAACATGTACAAGCATTTGAACATCAGCATCACCCTTTGCGGAGAAGAGACGTGTACTGACGAACTCCAGATCTCTCTGGATGACGTTATCCGCTCTGCGGATGTCGCTGGGCGCATTGGTACGCTGATTGGCGAAGGGTATCGCGAGGGCACGTTTGATTTTCATATCGAGGACAACGCAATGTCCGTCGCGTGGAACTGCACCACGTCAGAGTCCAGATAAAGGAGGAAGACAATGAATATGCCTGTGATTGTGGAAGTATGGAGCGTGGACTCGCTGGCTGAGTGTCTTGATGGCGTAGGGCCAGCACTGACCCGTAAATTATGGTCGTTTGTACCAGCTGAGGGAGAGTCACCAAAAGGGAAGGACGTGTGGCACCTGCTGACTGATGAAGAGAAGCGGGAGCTGGTGGCCGCAGTGAAAGAGGAGTTCCCTGACGAAGATTAACGACGGCCACCAGCAGGTGGCTTTTGAGTGATTGTGGCCTGCGGCCATCTGAATGCCGGAACGTTTCGCTTGGTGGCCGTTTTCACACTGGTATTATTTACACCAACAAGAAAACAAGTTGTTTACGGAGTGTGTAATGAATACCGAGATGATTTTGAAACTGGATAAACTCCAGCCTCGCAAAGACAAACCTGCAGTACTCGGTTCAATAACTTTACTGGACATTGTGGCCAACGGCACAGTCATCCGACTTTTCAAAGAGACCGTTGTCGTCTTCGGCGAAACTTCTCGCAAGCGCATCGTAATGAGCGTCAGGCGCTATAGTGCGAAAGGGTGGGTAGCTAAACAAGTTATCTGGCCTGAGTCAGATCTGGAGTTGGCTTTACTGGAAGTTAACAAGGTCGCCCAGCAGGAAATTCAACGAGCAACAACCCTCGCCATAGCATAGTCATGTGCAACACAGATTAGTCGAATTTACGACAGCCCCGTCGATCCTTCGGGGCTTTTTTGTATTGTAAGTACTTACCTACGGCGATAGTATTACGACGCATTTACATGGAGGTAAAAATGAGTTTGACCAAAGAAGATTTAGTATTTGACCTTTACTACGCATCCAGCACTGACGAAGAAGGCAATAAACTGGCCCAGCTGACCGTTCAGTTCCGTGATGCATCGGCTGTTCCGCATGTGACCACCCAGCTGGCCCGCACAACTCTTAAGCGAGATCGCTCGAAGGTTTATGCCGTCGGCGAGCAGTCAGTGAAAAATGGTTCGGACACTCTGCTGGCCGCCATTGAAGCCTATTATCGAACAGACCCGAAGACCATTTTCGAAAACCTGATGGCACAGGTTCAGGATATGATCGAGGGCAACCTGGGCGCCAACAATACCTGGGTTGGTTCATACGGCATCACCATTGTGTCTGGCGGCTCTCTGGAAGAGTATCTGCCGGAGTCCGTCTACAACGTCCAGTAAACCAGCCAATGGCGCGTAACCCGCGCCATTTTTCCCAACCCGTAAACAAGTTGTTTTATGCCTCTCCTGCGTTGCGATAATAACACCAACAAGAAAACAAGTTATTAACGCAGTGAGGAAACGCACATGACCGATTTCACCATCTCCCCGAAAGCAGAAAACGTATGGCTGGAATCCTGGCTTGACCTGTCGCCGGCCGAGCAGAAAGAAATGGATCACGTCGAACCGGACGAACAAACCAGCTCCCGCTTCTTCCATTATCAGGATAGCGTTTATGACTTTGCCGATTTCATGCGCGATGACCGCTTCCCGGAATGGCACGCCGGCTATCCACTGAATGCCTTCGCTATGCTGATGATCCGCGTGACAGATTCAGGCGACACCATCGACATCGGATTACTTCATTGAGAGAGGAGAGCCACCGATGCTGGTGGCTCTCAATTACCACCTGCTTTCCCGCAGGCTAAAAACACCCACCTCTTACCGCCAGGCTACCGAAACACCCACCGACTTCCCGACGGCCACCAGATGCCGAAACAGAACGCTTGGACGCCTCACACCCACTGCGATAATTAAACCAACGAGAAAACAAGTTGTTTAAAGGATTATCACAATGAACTATATCACCACTGTAAACACTCCCGCGCATGGCACCATCTCTGTCACATACTCCGACATTGAAAAGAACATCTTGGGCGCCTGGCGCGAAGAAGAGACCATCCAGCTGTCCGGGAAAGAGAAGCAGCAGATCGCCAAAGACATCATTTGCAACCGTCGATTCACGCGTGTCTTCGAAAAAGCTTATGTCACCACCTCAGGATTCGGGGTGTTTATCTTCCCGGTTCGAAGCGGGAGGTTCTGTCAGTCAAAACTCATCGAGTTCGCAACACAGATTGCTGTGTGGATCAAAACAGAGTCCGGGTTCGACTTTACAGACCAGGAAGCAACAGCGCAGGGTGTGCGGATCGCCGACAATGCTCTTAAGTGCAAAAACGTCATTTACGAAGCCGGTATCGACTCGTGGAAGGTCACTTGCGGGGAGTTCGTGAAAGAGATGCACGCCAGTAATCGGATTCACATACTGGCTGGCAAGTAAGAGGGGAGGGGGCTGGAAACGCCCCTTTCTTTCCGTCCACCAGCTCCCGCAGGGAAATTCAGGAGCGGGCAGAAAGCCATCCGGGCAACCGACGGGAAACGGCCAGAAAATTTTCGGGAAACGGCGGGGGTCGCCTCATGGGAAAAATTTGTATAGAGGGAGACGCCAGAATCGTCGCCAGCTGGTGGACATAAGCTGTTTTTGCGCCATACGTCCAGCGCTGCATTGTTAGCGCGTACACGTTGCGCCAACGTGCTAATGATACGTGAGCGCCCACGGATCGCGCCAATATTGCCGACACGCCCCGAAGGATAGCGCGGATCACGTCACCAGACGATCACGCCCACGACACGACAAAATAAGCCACGCGCTAAAACGCTTTTAAACGCGCTATAACGTGTTTTTTACTGTGTGTAATGGGTATGTACTACCACACGTAAAAACGCGTTAAATTGGCGCGTTTATGGCGCTTATTTTTGGTGTGAATGAGTGAACGCCAGATAAAAGAAAACGCGCCAACAATGGCGCGTTATGGTGGAGATCCTGAAACGGAAAAAGCGCCCACTATGGGCGCTGGTGGCTAAATGCTGTTTTGCAACTTTCCGATCATTTCAGACAAGCGCAAATATTCTCTTTTCCGTTTACAGTCTCGCTTGCTGTTAAGCAAATCAGAGAACGTAAAGTTTAGCGCGTCACGTTGGGCGCTTAATTCGTCGATGAGTTCAAGTTTATAAGCGCGATATTTTGCGCGATACTCCGCGCGGATCTGGTCATAGCTAATCATGATTTTTATCCTTAAAACTAGCGCCCATAGTGGGCGCTTTTTCCGTCTACTTATGCTTTGAAAGCGTCAGCCAGATAGTTATAAAAATCATTTTTGATAAAGCGATATTGCTGCGATCCGTTTTTGGCAGCGCCCATTCCTTTAATCTTCTCGACCAGTCCCAGACGTTCACACAGATTAATCAGCTGGTTGGCTTGCGTATATCCTGCATCTAACTTAATTTCATTTGCTTGTTTTGCTTCATTCATCAAATCGAAAACAGCACCATTTGTGAACGTGTCGATCTCATCGTTAATCATATCGATTAAAGCGAATACACGAGATCCGGACATATCAGCGACTGAATACACACATTTACCAGACTTGATAGATTTAACCAGATAAACCAGCTTTTCGAGAGAGTAGCTATTTGTCATCGCTTCGCGGAAAAACACTTCTGGCGTTTGCTTGCTTGCTTTAATAGCGTAGTAGAAGACACCAGACAGCTTATCGTCGTTTACTGCGTTTACAACGTTATTCACGAAGTATGCAAGTTTAGTAGACGCTGCAAGCATGTTAGCTTTATCTGCTTTGGTGTGCGTGCCATTATGATAATGTTCGTTGTAAGTCTGTGTAGCTTGATCTGCTTTTAATTGTAATTCGTCAGTGATAACTACAGCAGCATCAATGATAGATTTTTTAGAAATGGTTACGTTAGACATGATATTAATCCTTACTTTAAATTAGAAAATTATTTCGTTCTATCGTTGGCGTGTTCGCTTTCGATGTGACTAATTATCGACATACAAAAAATAAAATCAAGCATTTTTCGCAAGGGGTGATAAAAAATTATTTCATAAATAAATAAAAGTCTTAGAAATAAATCGCATTTTCTCGAAGGTGTTGCCTAAATAAATTCCGTACTCGGTGTATTACCCTTATATATTTAGCGCTGACCATACTTATGGTGATTTAATTTATCGGGGGGGTGACCCATAAAATAATAACCGGACATAGCCGGTTATTACCCTTATAGATTTAAAACGGTAAAATGCGCTCGACCCAATCGAAGAGAATAATCATTCTGGTTTGTTCCCCGACCCTCATAGTTACCTGACAAGCGTCAACGCCTAACGACACGCCTTCTATTTCACGACCGTCAGCCATGTACACCCTTATAGACTTTTGTTCATTGTGTGCATTACGACAAATTTTGAAAAAGTCACGCCGAGAGGGTTGGTTTTGCACGTCCTCGTTGCTTACAGTCAGTCTTCCAGTGAACTCTTTGTCCACATCTGGAGGTATGATTGTCTCTATGGTGCTTACTCGCTCCAGTGGAAGCCTTACACGATTCTCTCTATCGAATGGAGTAGGGGAAAGATCGACTTTATTGCGTGATGATAGTGTTCCCTGTACGTACATGTTGAACACTTGTCCATTTTCTACAGTAACCCTAATAGGTACTGTTCGCTTTCTCCAGAACATCAAAGCCGACTCTATGCTGGAGTAGTCACGAGGCCATACTTCTGCTGGGATGCCGTATGTTATATCAGTAATATTGTTGGGCATAAGATACGCCTTGTTCGTCAAGTTGAGGGGTTAACCCATCACCTGTTGATTATTTGTAACCTATTTCTTTACAGCTTTCTTCGAAGACTTCCTTGGGAAGAATATTGATATCTACCGGAACATTTTTCTCCTTAGAAACTATGCTCTTGTAGGGGAGCTGGACCCATCGATAGCCTGTGTAACCGCCATATAGATTGGTAGCATTTAGCTGGAAACAATATGTTGATTCGCTTTCGATGTAGTCAGGAAATTTATATTTTGCTGAATCAGGATCAAGTAAATTTGGCTCAAGAGTGGCTTTTATATAATTTTGCTGATCTATCGTAATAGGTTTAGCCGCAAGTGCAGTCATAGATGAAAAAACAGACAAAAGTGTTACTAGTAGCGAAATTTTAACCTGTTTCATGTGAGCAATATCCTAAATTTGCCTCTATTTGTGACCTATTGTATCAGAAGCTATAAGAGAAAAATATTCTAATATATTTTCATTTGTATTATTTTCGTTTCTATGTCTAGGTAGCCCGGATTGATAATAGATACTAGATAGCTTTCCTGTGGTTCCCGCAGGTAAAAGTAGATGTTTTTTTAATTCAATGATAAGGTTCCACAAATTGTCTTCATTATCAACTTTCATAGAGTATCCTACGCCACAGTATCTTTTACTTTTTGATGGTTTGTGTATTTGGAATGCATTGAAGTTGGAACTTAGTTGGATGTGTCCAAGTGCTATGCCGTCTATTTTATCAATAATATGAATTAATTTTTTAATGTCGAAAGGGAATATGACCAGCGAGTAATCATCTCTTCTTGATTGATTCTCTGGTGAAATTATGTATATATGGAATGGATCTATATTTGGACTTTTTAATGAGTTTATGTGCTCATCTCCAAAATAGAAACCTCTAGCATGTTCTTTTTTATTTTTTTCTTTTGCCCGTTGTATTCTTATGTCATTCTTCAGCAGTAAATAATCTGGGTTGTCAACAGAATTATTAATGATGGTTTGAAGTTGTATATTTGAAAGAGCCACTACCATATCCTCCATTTAAATTCTATGAAATGGAGGCTACTCATATATCTAAACTAATCAAGATCTTTTTTCAGCCGGAGGTGGTAGATAATTGAAATGTGATGTAGATCACATACTGGAGCAAGTAAGCTCCAGCATGTTGTTGATTATTTACTCAATGCTTGGTATTTGCTCGCGATCAAGCGTTCACCCTTTCTGGTTATTGTAAAACCAAACGGCATCTTGCTGTTTTTTCGTAACACGCCTTCAGTAAGCGAATCAGTGGTTGGCTGTACAGTTGCATTGTCTATCCACCCAATAAGAGCAAGAAAGTTTAGAAGTTTCATGCTTGTGATCCCCATATCACATGCTACCTCATTGATGGTGCGACGTGCTCTGCCTCTGATTTTAGTTACTCCACTGGCTGATATTTCACTTTTCGGTGTAAGCAATGTATCCAGCGTATTGAAGAACCCTCTTGCTGATTCCGATTTAATAAGTCCTGAGTCGCTCATATCGCACGCGATCCGATAAAGAACATTGCTGTTGTTCATAAATGGATACTTCTCGATAAACTCTACGAACGTCTTCGCCCCATTCACGCCGCACTTATAATCTAGTGGATTATCGACGCGCCAGAAAAAAGCCTTGTTGGCTTTGGCATCGAAGATGTCAACAAATGGTAGTTCTGCTAAGTAATTCATCATGTGCTCCTTTGTTATTGACGAGCACATGATGAATATTGCATGACGGGGAAAAAGAAGAAGTCTACGGCAGCCGTTTTAGGATGTCTTCCAGGTCTTCCTTGGTCATCCCGGAGTTCTCGTAGATCTGTATCACTTTTTCCCTGGCCTTTTCAGCCGCTGCCATCGAGGTCGCGATCTTCTCAAACTCTGCTGTGCTCATCTTGGTCAGAACAAGGTTAATGATGTCTGACTTCGACATTTTGATGTTGCGCTCTTTCAGGCGCGTTTTGAACGAACCAAGCTTTTCGTTGGCTTTTTCGGTGAGCTTCACCTGACATGAAATTGAGCGATTTTCGGTCATAATTAATCTCTTTGTAATACACCAAAGTCAAAACTGCTCCCGACAGGCAACACGCCTTCCGCAAACCCGGGAGTGGTGTCAATAATGTGTTTTCGTTCGTATGAGTGTGACATCAGGTGTTTGTTGCTTATATCGATAAAATCCGAAATAAAACACACATTTGCCTGATTCTTCTTGGCACGAAGGCCGCGACCAACACGTTGACGCATTTCGACTTCGGCCTTGCCTCCTCCGGCAAGAATTACGGCGCCAACACTTGGCACATCGACACCGACATCCAGTATCGTAGAGCCGATCAGCACATCAATTTTCCCTGCAGCCAGGCTGTTAAGCTTAGCCTGTCTGGTACTCTGGTTGGATTCACCGTAAATAAAATCTACCCGTAAGCCGCTCTCTTTCATCATTTCCATCAGTATCTGACCGTGGCGTTTGATCCTCACCAGGGTCATACAGTTCAGTCCATGATCACGGTACATCAGCGCGTCGCGAACGACGGCCTCGTTACGTCCAATATTGTAAACGATACCGAGCTGATAAGCTTTCTGATACGGCGTGCTCATACCAACTCTGAAGTTCAGATGCTTGGAAGCGAGCTCCGCTCGTATACGAGCCTCATCCGGAGTGTACGCGATTTTATGGTATACGAAGTAAGGTTTGGCCAAAATACCTCGCTCGATCAGATATTTTTCAGTGACCTTTATCTCGATGCGTCCTGCAACCGCCATCAGACGCATATTGGCCTCAGTTGAAGCCTTCATAAACGGGGTTGCCGTCAGCGCCAGACGATAGTCTGCGTTAATGCAAAGCCTGGCGATGTCATAAAAGTTTGAACCGGAGGATTCGTGGGCTTCTTCGAGGATTAGCAGTGAGACGCTTGAGAGGAATCGCTTAACCAGCTCCCGGCGCTTAAGATGATAAGCCTTTTTCTCCGCCGGCATATCGCGTGGAGGCTCTTCAAGAAAACTCGCCAGGGTTTGCACTGTTGCGACATTGATATGGCGAGACACCTGAAACTCACCAGAACCAATGATGCCAACCTTCTGACCTTTAAGCCACGGCTCTCCATTCTCAGTGCGATAGTCGATCGACTTCTGGAAGTTATCTGCCATTTGAAACATAAGAACAGAGCGGGTGGTTAAAAACAGCGTCATGCGACCAATACGCGCCGCGGCTTTGCAAGCTACGTTCGACTTTCCCCCGCCAGTGGCGATCTGCGCAATCATCATTCCTTCGCGAACCAGTGTCTCTACAGCCTGATCTTGATACGCATAGTCCGGATTATAGGGGAAGGGGTTAACTGCCGGGTTTGGTTTACCAAGCGCCGGAACCTTGTCTTTGCGAATATGCACGCATTTAATGCCAGCCTTCTCCAGATTTGCTGCTACCGATTTAGCAAAACCCGCGGGGAAGGCATTTTTGCTCCAGTTGAACATAGTACTGGTGCCTTTCCAGTCGCCAGCTTCGACTTCGTAACTCAGCATTTCCTGGACGAGTCGCTTCACGTTGTCATCAGCGCCGGAGACCATAGCGTTGACCGCGTTCGAAACAATCCTAACAGTCATAAATATCTTTCCTTCGTGCCTTTTATATGTTAATTGGCTAGAATATTAAGTAAGTACTTATGCAATGGATTGTATCAAAAAGTATGGACGTAAAAATTACCATTCTGCAGGTAGAAGTGGCCAGACTCCGGCCAAATCCCTGGAACACCAACTCGGTTGGTGCTCAAAACTTCGAAAAACTGAAAGGCTCCATCGAAAAACTGGGTTTTTTCAAGCCAATTCTCGCGCGTGAGCTGGACGGTGGCCAATTTGAGATCCTCGGTGGCGAACATCGCTGGCGAGCCGCTATGGAGCAGGGTATTTCCACGGTTCCTGTTATATCGGTGGGCAAAATAAGCGATCTGGTGGCGAAACAAATGTCTCTGGTCGATAACGAGCGATACGGCGAAGACGATCAGGTCGCATTACAGCGTCTGATCGAGGAAATTCAGTCCGAACTCGATTATCAGCTGTCGGAAATAGCCCCTTACGACGACGAACTGGCGGCCACACTGGCTCGTGAGTCGGCAATTGACCTGGAAATGCTTGAGGCGTTGTCGCGTGGCGATGAAGAGCCCGTTGAGAAGGACTCTCGCGAAAAAGCTGAGCGTGTTGGTGCGGAACACCAGACCATGCGTTTCAAAGTGACGTTTGACGCTTCTGATCGCGTTACCGAAACCATTAAATCCATCATCAAAGAGCAGGCGATCAACACCGGCAACGACATGGAGAATGCTGGTGAAGCTCTGGTATGGCTGGTCGATAACTACAAGGAGTGTATTTAATGACCAAAACGTTCGAAATCGTCTACCGAGACCCGGCAGAGCTCATTCCCTATGAAATGAACGCCAAAAAGCATGACGAGCAGCAGATCCGTGACCTGGCCGCAGCCATAAAAAAGCGTGGTTTTGACCAGCCGATCACTGTCGATAAAGACGATGTCATCATTACTGGCCACGGCCGCCGCGAAGCTGCGCTTTTAGCGGGGCTGAAAAGTGTGCCGGTGATCGTTCGCGACGATCTGTCCGATGAAGAAGTGAAGGCGAAGCGTCTGGAAGATAACCGGCTGGCCAGCATTGATTACGATGCCATCAAGTTACAGAAAGAGCTGGAGTCTCTGGTACTTGGTGACGTTGAAGTCTTCGGCTTTGACGAGCGTGAGCTGAACGTGCTGGTCGGTAGCATGACCGAAGAAATGGATACTGGCGCACTGGTTATGGATCTGGGGGAGGAAACCGAGCGCCAGAAAGAAGAGCACACCGAAATCAGTCGCGAAGTCGCCGCCGAAGAGGTTCGAGTGGTCGATGTTCTGGGCTTTAAAACGCTCCCTGCTGGCTCTGCGATTGTCGTGGGGGATTTGCTTGCCCATATGGAAGAAATCACGGGAGAGAGCGGGGTAGACGCGTTCGTTGCTTATGCGCAGAAAGTTTCCTCCGGGGTAGTCGAAGCATGAGCACATATACCATCAACGTATCGTTCCAGACCCGTGTCAACAAGACTACTCGCACGCTTGAGATCGCCGAATCGTTTGGGCTTGGCTTGGATGAAAAAGACTGGACACTTTACGACAATCTTGAGCTGGAAGTTGAGCAGGGTGATGTGGTTTACATCACTGGCCAGTCAGGTTCCGGAAAATCTGTCGTGCTGCGTGAGCTACAACGCCAGATGAAAGAGGAAGGGCTTTCAGTCGCCTCCATTGATGACTTTACCTTTGACAACGACGTCAATGTCATCGACCAGCTGGGTAAAACCACCAGCGAAGCGTTAGGGCTGCTTTCGATGGCTGGCTTGAATGATGCCTATCTCTTTGTGCGCAAACCTTCTGAAATGTCGGATGGACAGAAATACCGTCTCAAGATCGCCAAGCTTATTGAGTCGGGCGCGAAGGTGTGGGCTGCGGATGAATTTGGCGCAGTTCTTGATCGTGTTACCGCCCAGGTTGTGGCGTCGAACCTTCAGCGTGCCGCGCGAAAGGTAGGTGCGACGGTAATGGTGGCGACGACCCACGAAGACCTGAAGAACGCGCTGCGCCCGGATATGCAGATCACCAAGCACTACAAAGAACGCGTGAAGGTGGAGTATGCCTGATTTGAAGATCGTAGAGCTGAAGCCATCGAAAGAGACTGACAACAATAACGTTGAAGTCATCCGCCTGCTGGAAGATGCAATCCAGTATGCCAGAGAAGGCAAAAGCCAGAGCCTGGCGCTGCTGATGATCAATAACGACGGGAGTGTTCTGGATTGCTGGCATAACGGTGGGCGCCCATACGTCATGGGTGGGGCGATGGAATCGCTTCGCCTGGACTTCATCAATGCCAATATCGAGCGCAGGTGATCGGCATGACAGACATCATCATCAAACGGTATCGCCCGGAGGAGTTCCCGCGCCATCTGGACTTTCTTGAGCGCATGACCGTCACCAGGGGGACGGTAGAAGACTGGCACGCGCTTAAGTCGCTTCACTACAAGACAGATGGGAAGCCGTTCGCCCCTACCTACTACCGTTGTGAGCTAGATGGTCGGTTGGTAGGCGTTGTAGTTATGGCCTTCCCTAAACTGCTGCTGGCGCCGCGGCATCGCATGTTTCCAAAGCTGAAACCCACAACCAACACCACTGTGGCAAATCAGTACTGGGGACGTTACGTAAACAACAACTTCGCTGTGATCAGCCGCTCTGTAGTGGACACCCAGTATCGTGGCGTCGGGGTGTCGTATCGCATGATTAATCTGGTTAGCAGGATGCATGACCGGCCAATCATCGAGATCCAGTCGTCGATGAGCAAATATAACCCGTTTGCTATGAAGGCAGGGTTTTGCTTCATCCGTCCTGAACGTCCGAAGAGCTACGAAAGCGCGCTTCGTGTCTTTCAGCGCCATTTTCGTTCTGACCCCGGCGACAACGAAGCGATTGTGAAGGAGTTGTTTGCGATGACTGATTCACGCCGGCGCCGCGCTCTGCGAGATCTGGTGGCGGACTATCACAAGAATAGTTCTCTGGCAAAAGCAGGCCGCAACCGTGGCACTACCATTCAGGATATCGCGGATAGCCTGGTGGATGAGGCCAGCATCGTGAAACTGCTCAAGGATATTCACAATCTGAGCTTCACTTCACCGCTCTATGGGGTTTATCGCAACCCTGATTTTGGTCGCCAGCTGCCTGACACACTGCCACTGCTGGCTTTTGATAAACAACCGCTGAATGCACCACTGGATATTGCGTTACCGGCATAAGGATTTGCCATGACACTGACTGATAAACAGAAAGACATCATTAAGACCATCAACTTAGGCCATGAACGTGGACATTTGCTCGATCTGGACGAGCTGCTGGAAGTGCTGCCTTACCGGACGACAAAGCAGTCTATGCAATTCTCCCTGCGCGCGCTGATCAAGAAAGGTTTGGTCGAAAAGCACGACTGCCGGCCGCGAGAGGATTCTGGCTACCAGCGTCGAACTCTGGGGCTGACGACATTAGGTCGAGCCAGAGCCAAGTTACTGGTGATGTAAGTTGGTCTGGGAGTCAGATTAACAGCCTGCGTCTGTATATATAACTAATAAGTCACTTATTAAATATATACGAAAGCAGGCTCTCAAACAGATTCCCCAGACCTAATTAATACAACCAGAAAACAAATTGTTTAAGAGTGCAAGGAAGGCTCTGTGTGTGTTTTAGAGGGATCTATGACTGTCGAAAAAGACGAGAGCAAAACTCGCCTGACTCCGGCTGAATGGGCGGAAGCCGAAGCGAAATGGACTTCGGGCGAGTATACGCTCTCAAAACTGGAAGAAGAGTACGGCATCCGTCGTGAAACGCTCTCCAGACACTTCAAAAAGCGTGGATTAGAGAAAGGCGCCGATTCTGTTGGAAAGATGGTGCGCGAGTCTCTCAAGTCCGATGCAGAACTGCGCGCTAAAGCCCGAGCCGAAAAGATAGAAGACCGCCGGACACGCTATGACGGCTGGGCGTATGCCCTTGGTCAGATGGTGATGGTCGAGGTCACTACAGCAAAGCGCGAAGGTAAGCCACTGGCCTCGATTGAGGACGATCTTAAAAGCCTGCAGCGCGCCAGCGGCACGCTGGCTAAGTGCTTCGAAATTTCCTCCAAGGCCTTGGGCATGGAGAAAGAAGAAGGCGGTGAAGAAGATATTCCGAACCTTGTCTTTGGCGAGCTAACCCCGTCACAGGTGGCTCAGCTGCGCAAGGAAGATGATGAGCCCGAAGTGATTGATGACGATCTGTTGGAATCACTCGAAGAAGAAGCGCTGAGCGAAGCTGAGAGCGATTTTGACGCATCGGGCGAAGACGATGATGGAGATGCATAACCATGTCCATCCCGTCGTCTCTAAGTCTCGTACAACTGCACTCCGGGCAGATGCAAGTCTTCCAGTCGCCACATCGTTTCAAAGTGGTGTGCGCCGGACGACGTTGGGGTAAATCGAGGCTGTCGATCTCAACCATCATTCGCGCTGCCGCTAAGGAAAGAAAACAACGAGTTTGGTACGTCGCGCCGACCTATCAAATGGCGCGCCAGATTTTGTGGGATGATCTGCAGGAAGTTCTGCCGCGTAAGTGGATTCGGAAGAAGAACGACACCACGATGACCATCGTGTTGAAAAACGGTTCGGAGATCGCGCTTAAAGGCGCAGATAAACCGGATACGCTTCGTGGTGTTGCGCTGCATTTCGTTGTGCTCGACGAGTTCCAGGATATGAAGCCAGACACCTGGTACAAGGTTCTCCGTCCGACATTGTCATCCACCCGCGGGGGCGCGCTGATCATCGGTACGCCGAAAGGGTTCTCCGAATTCCACAAACTATGGACTATCGGGCAGAACAAAGAGCTGCAACGTAAAGGTCAGTGGAAAAGCTGGCAGTTTGTAACCGCTGATTCACCATTCGTTCCGACGGCAGAAATCGAGGCAGCCAAGAACGATATGGACCCTAAGTCGTTCGCTCAGGAGTACCTCGCCAGCTTCGAAAACATGTCAGGGCGTGTGTATTACCCGTTCGATCGTAGCGTTCACGTTAAGCCGCTGCAGTTCAATCCTAAATTACCGGTGTGGGTAGGCCAGGACTTCAACATTGATCCAATGTCGTCGGTCATCCTGCAGCCACAACCGAATGGGGAGCTGTGGGCTGTGGATGAGCTTGTCTTGTTTTCGTCGAATACGGCAGAAGTGTGCGATGAGCTGGAGCGTCGCTTCTGGCGGTGGAAATCGCAGGTCACAATTTTTCCAGACCCGGCCGGCGCCTATCGTCAGCACGCTCGTGGGGAATCGGACATCGACATCTTCAAGGAGAAGGGCTTTCTGCGTGTTGATTATCCGAAAAAGCACCCACCGATTGCTGATCGTGTGAACTCAGTGAACCGCATGTTGATGAGCGCCTCTGGCGAAACTCGTTTGTATATCGACCCTAAGTGCAAACATCTCATCGATTCACTGGAGAAAGTTATCTACAAACCAGGCTCTCGCGATATGGATAAGAGCGGGGGGATTGAGCACAGCGCGGATGCCTTGGGCTACCCGGTTCATCGTAGGTATCCCGTAAAAAATCGTGTTATTCTTGGTGGTTCAAGATAAGTAAGTACTTACCTATCATGGAAGAGAAGCAAATGGAATTGACTGATAAGCAAATTAAGGATCTTGTGGCAAGACGCCACCCCGAATACATAAAGAAAAAAGAGCACTGGGATTTCCTCGCCAGCACATACGCTGGCGGGCGTGCCTGGTTCGATGACAACATTTTCCGATACTTCAAAGAAGGTGATCAGGAGTTCAAGGAGCGTCTGGAACGCGCCTACCGCTTCAATCACACCAGGGAAGTGGTGAACCTGATTAATAAATATCTCTTCAAAGAGGACATCCATCGAAATGTAGAAGAAGCGCCTGAGCCAATTCAGAAATTCTGGAAACGCGCGACACGACAGAATGTTTCCATCGATGGCTTTATGTCCGCGCTTGACCTCCAGTCCTCCATCTATGGCCGTGTCTGGGTGGTGGTCGATAGCACGATGGATAGTGACGCAGAATCCGTCGCTGACGAGAAGAAGAAGGATGTTCGCGCTTATGCCTACTGGATTTCTCCGCAGCAGATGTTGGATATGGCGTGGGACGATGACGGCAATTTGATCTGGGCGCTGATTGTCGAAGTGGCGCGCGATGATCAAGACCCTTTCACCTCATCAGGCCAGGAATATCAGCGTTATCGTCTATGGACACGTAACGAGTGGTTTCTATTCCGGGAAGAGGTTAAGAAAGGCGCCGGGAATGCCGGTCGTCGGACCGCAAAAGTTGTGCTTGAAGATAAAGGCGAACACAAACTTGGCGTTGTACCTGTGTTTCCTGTTGATTGCATAGGGGAGAGCGAATCGCCGTATTTTAGCCCTTCGCTTATTGATGATATCGCCTACCTTGACCGTGCAGTAGCCAACTATCTGTCGAACCTTGACGCCATTATTCAGGATCAGACGTTCAGCCAGCTGGCCATTCCCGTTCAGTCGCTCCTGCCAGGCGATGAGAATCACGCAAAGGTAATGGAAATGGGGACAAAACGCGTCTTCACCTATGACTCGGAAAGTGGCAACCAGCCTTTTTATTTGTCGCCAGACCCTAAGCAAGCTCAGATGATCATCACCACTATCCAGACCGTGATTAATGAGATCTACCACTCCGTTGGGGTCGCTGGCGAGCGAACAAAGCAGGATAACGCTAAGGGGATCGATAATTCATCCGGGGCCGCCAAGTTATATGACTTTCAGCGGGTTAATAGTCTGCTTATTACTAAAGCCGAGCGTCTTGAGCGGGCTGAACGCCAGATGATGTTTTTGGCGGCGAAGTGGATGGGGGTCGATCTCGATGAGGAGCATTCGCTGATTGCCTATCCGGAGAGCTTTGATATCCGCGGTCTGACGGATGAATTTGCCGTTGCCGAGAAACTTGGTCTGCTGGAAGCACCGGATTCTGTGCGTCGATATCAGATGGAAATGCTCATTGAGAAAATCTTCCCGAATATTTCGGCCGCGATGCAGAAAGAATTTGAGAAAGATCTCTTGAATTTTCCGCCAAAAAATGCTCTTAACACCCTTGAAAATAAGTCAGTACTTACTTATCATCGTGATGCAGTCTAAGATAGCGGACAAGATCTATCCCAAGGGAATGGGAACTCATCAACTCAAGCAACCGAGTGATAAGTAATTAAAAGGAATTTTTATGAATCTGTGGCAAATGCTAATGGCCCGTCGTGGCCTCATGGATGTCGCCGAATCACATGAACGTGGTGGCGCAGGTGCTGGAGCTCCCGCTGGTACAGAAGAGCAGGGCACCCAGGAATCTGGTAAGCAGAACGGCGAGCAGAAAGATCAGCCGAAAATCGAAGACGATGAATTCGGAGGGATGACTCAGGAAGAGTTGCTCGCTGAATTGCGTAAATCCAAGAAAGCCGGTGCTGACCTGCTGAAAGAGAACATGAAACGCAAGGAAAAAGAGCGTGCCATGGCCGATCAGCTGGCTCAGTACGGTGATATCGATCCGGCACGAGCACGCCAGCTTCTTGAAGCTGAGCAAGCCGCAGAAAACGCACGCCGTGAGGCGGAGCAAGCTGAACTGGAACGCCGCGGTGAATTCGATGCTGTGAAAAAGCAAATGATCGAAGCTCACCAGGCTGAGATGGCTCAACGTGATGAACGTTTTTCCGCTCTGGAGAGCGAAAACGCCGCACTTAAAGCCCAGCTGGTTGAAATGACCGTCGGCGCTTCCTTTTCTGGCTCCAATTTCCTGCGTGAAAAAGTTCTGATGACTCCGGCTAAGGCCCGCGTTATCTACGGCTCTCATTTCGAAGTGGGTGAAGACGGTAACGTCGTTGGCTATGACAAGCCGGCAGGTCAGAAAGAGCGTGCTGTTCTGGTTGACGGCGAAGGTAAGCCGTTACCGTTCGAATCCGCGATTGAGCGTATTTTACGTGCAGATCCGGAAGCTGACGCTTTATTGCGCAGCGAAGCTAAGCAGGGTGCTGGTTCAATTAGTAAACCGACCCACAAAGTAACCCAGCCGAAGAACAAGTCGACAATGGATAAGTTGACTGCCGGTTTAGGGAAAATCGGAATCAAGTAACATCTTAAATCATAGGGAAATGAAAGATGCCATTACTGCGTGAAGAAGCTGAAAAGCTGTCTAATAACGAGCTTGAACAGGGCGTGATCGAGACCATTATCGATCGTGACGACCTGTTTGCCGTCCTGCCTTTCATGAAGATCAATTCGAAGGCATATCTTTATAACCGCGAAAAAACCCTGAGCGAAGCTACTTTCATTGATGTGAACGACACCATCACCGAAGGTGCAGCAACCTTCGAAGAGAAAGTTGCGAAGCTGCGCATTCTGGCTGGCGACGTTGACGTCGACAAATTCCTGGCTACCACTATGGCTGATACCAACAACCAGCTGGCTATCCAGGTTCGTCAGAAAGTCAAAGGTCTGGCTCGTGCCTTCCGTCGCAATCTGATTGTTGGCGACTCCACCACTAACAACAAAGCCTTCGACGGTATTCCGAAGCTGATGCATGACGATCAGAAGATCGACATCTCCGGCGCATCCATGACTTTCTCTATGTTCGACGAACTGGTCGACGCAGTTAAAGATCTGGGCGCAGACTGCATCATGATGCGTTCTGAGCATCTTCGCGCATATCGTGCGCTGCTGCGAACTGTAAACGTAGGCCCGTCCGAAATCATGATGGAAAACTTCGGTCGACCAATGCTGTGCCATAACGGCGTTCCGTTTATCGTAAACGACTTCATTCCGGTTGCGGACTCCACCAAAGCGGATATCTACTGTCTGCACCTTTCTGAAGAAAACGGTGTAACTGGTCTGTACGGCGGCGAAAACGCCGGTATCGTTGTGGAAAACATTGGCACCGTTCAGAACAAAGACGCAGTACGTACTCGTGTGAAGTGGTACTGCTCTCTGGCCAATAAGCACGACAAAGCTATCGCGGCGCTGACTAACGTCAAAATTTAATCCTAATAATAGGTAAGTACTTACCTATTATTTTTAAATGGGTGGGCTATACGCCCGCCCTTTTTATAGGAGCGATATATGTCAGAAAAAAAAGTGAAGATCACTGAAAAGGCCTTCACCGACTTTACGGGGGTTATGTTCCGTACTTCTTTCACTAAATCGGTGTCCGATCATCCAGTAAACGAGCGCATGCAGAACCGTATCACCGCAGCTATGCGAGCGGTTCCGGTGGAGCCCACTATCGCTGTTACTGGTGTGTCGGTAAGTCCTAAGTCGGCATCGGTGGAGGTGAAAAAAACGGTTCAACTCACGGCTACCGTGGCGCCTGCTGGTGCTACCAACAAGAAAGTTACCTGGGCGTCGAAAAATGCTGAATTTGCAACGGTTGACGCGGCTACTGGTCTCGTGACCGGCGTTGCAGAAGGGACTGCAACAATTGAAGTCACGACCGCAGACGGCAGCCATAAAGCAACCGCAACTGTTCAAGTTACAGCAGCTGCAGCCTGATTCAGTAACAAGGGGTGGCTCTGGCCGCCCTGTTCAGAGGAAAACTCATGAAACCAGCAAAAATTCATCTTCTGGAACCTCAGTTCCTTGGATACACGGGCATCCTGTGCGGCGTTTACTTTAAAGACGGCATTTCCGTAGCAGAGCTGCCATTCCTCGATCAACAGCGGATCTGCGCCTCAATGCGTGCCGAAACGATTGATGGGCAAAATGTCTCTCCATCAGCTGCCTTCAGCAATCGTAACGAGCTGGTGGCCGATCAGATTGTGGAGCCTACGGCCCCTGATATTGTCCCTATGAAACGTGGCGTCGCGAAGGAGGAGACAAAACATGTGCAGCGCTTCACCCGAGAAGAGCTGGAGTCCATTGCTGACTGTGAAGGTATCGCCGGCCTGCGCCAGATCGGCAACACGCTTGGCGTGAAAGCGAAGGGCATTGTTGAAATGATCGAGGGCATCCTGAAAGCACAAGGCGGTGAGTGATGGCTCTGATCGACACGTTTCGTAGCGGAGACATCGTGTCTCTGACCTTCGCCTTTAACGTACTGGATATCGACTCCGCCTCTTATACGGTGCGAGATAGTGCAGGCACAACACTTGTGGACGAAGAGCCTCTCGATATTGCAGAAGGCCAAATGTCTATACCGGTTGTGATCTCAGCAGAGCATAACCAGCTGGTCGAAAAAGAGCGTGATCTGCGCTACGTCATCGTGAAGGCCACTGCGGGTGGGCTAACCCACGAAGAGCGGCAGATGTATGTGCTGCTTAATAGCTTTGAACTATCCGTCCCGGGTCAGTCGTTTGCCACCGTAGCCGATGCTCAAATGCAGGCCATTGATATGATCAATGGAGATACATTGCTGGCTGATGGAGAGGGTTTGATGCGCAAGCGGCTAATCGAAGCGACACGGCGAATCAAAACCTTACCTTTCTCTATCCGGAGGATCATGCGCATCGATTTCGACCGGTATGACCGTCCCCAAAACATGCTGAATGTCTATGACATTCCCTGGGGGGCTGACGGTGTGTATCGGCAGGATTTGGTGGACTGGGAGCGGATCACTTCGGAGCAGTTTGCGGATTTGCCAGACTACTTTAAAGAGGCGCTGCTTCTGGCCACTGTTAATGAGGCATGCGAGATCGCCAATGGCAACGATATTGCGAGTGCGCGAGAAGACGGCATTTTGTCTGAATCGATCGGTGAAACAACCAATATGTACCGCACAAGCAAAGTGGCGAATGTCCGTGTGGCCCGCAGCACCTGGCGATTGCTTATTAGCTACATCAACAATCGGATGATTGTTCGTCGTGCGTAACACACGTCGTACTCTTTACTTCTGGTCGACAGGCCAAAGACGGGAAACCGCGCCTCCGCCTGGTAATGAGTGCGACGACTTCACACAAGGAGAGTGGATGAATATTTCGTGGCAAGCCGAATTGTCGATCTACCGGTTTGGTTCCAAAAACGTCTACGGTGAAGCGCAATTGCAGTTCGTCAGGAAGACGAAAGTAGGCGTCGTTAAATTTGAACAGAGCAATGAAAAATCGTCCGTCAGGGCAGATAGCTCTGGAAGCCGCGGAAAGGCGGCGCTGGAGTTGTTTGACGCAGTACTTATTGCTCCACTTGAAGCCGCTGTTCAACTCGACGACGTTCTTGTGCTGGAGGGACAGAAGCTGAAGGTCTCAAGCGTACATCGGCGATGGGGACTACGAGGCCGCCCTGGGCATCTTGAGTTGGGGGCGAATATATGGGTTTGAAATATGACGCACACCAGTTTAAGCGTGCCGGCGCCAGACTTAATAACAGCCAGAAAGCGTTCAAGCGATATCTAATCAGGGACATGGAAAAGCTGGCGCGTCTGGTTGAACGACTGGCACGAGCCATGGCCCCGCTTGAAACCGGATCGCTTGAGAGCGCCATTTTTGCGCGGGTTGTAAAAGAAGGATACGCGGGGCTTCGTATTGAGCTTTCCGTTTCAGGCGCAAAGCAGCGAGAAGGGCATCCAGGCGTTGAGGTGGGGGACTATGCCAAATACATGGAGCTTGGTAAGTACCGTCTTGGTTATTTGTCTCGTATGAAGAATGTTACTAACCCTCCTGTCGCAGGCGTGAAACCTAAAGTGGGCCCATATTTCCTTGAGCGAGCGACTCAGATCAGCGAAAAGCAATTTTCGCAGACGATCTTGGAAGCTGCCAGAAAAGCAGGATTTACGCGAGGTTGACGTGTTTGTAGAAGCATTCGCAAAATTGATACAAAAAAAGGGGCTTGGAAAAGTAGGGACGGACATTTTCTGTCACTACATGCCAGCAAAAGTTAAGTCTGGCATCTTGCTGATTAATCCCAATACAGGCATAGCCATCGACCCGGATTTGCAGGGTTTTTACTTCGACTCATTCACGATAGTAGTTCGCAATGCGAGTATTACAAAATCTGTTGAAATGGCCAACGAAATCATGGACATCCTTCCTGTTAGCAACGTTGAGTCTGACGGGGTATTCTTCAAAATGGTTAGGCCGATGGCGATGCCAATAACGTACCCAATAAATGACGGATCGCTTATTGAAACGGGGATTCCGCTTGAATTTGCCGGGTACTTTATTGAACTGAATAAATAAGTAAGTATATACTTACTATTGTGTGTCGGAATGACACTGTTTTAACGGAAAAAGGAGTTTTCCAATAATGTCCAATACCCATGTTAAAAACATCAAGCTTGGCGCCTGCAAGGTGTCGTTTGGTGGCGTGGATCTGGGTTACACCAAAGGCGGTGTTCAGGTTGAAATCGCAACCGAAACGCTGAAAGTGACCGTAGACCAGCTGGGCCAGACCACGATCTCCGAGCTGATCCAAGGCCGCAACATCACCATTACTGCGCCG